ATTGTACAATACCGCACCATTAGACGGAAAGGCAAACATAGCATAAGTAGACAATGATAAGCCAGTAGTAGTAGTAGTAATTGAAGAACCATTTGTTAACAAACCACCCGTTCCATAAGTGTAAGTCATGGTTGTAGATTGGTTATTATGCTTACCTGTATTTTGTGCAGTGTAGTTGAATGTTTCGTCATCTAACTGAGTATCCATTGCAACCCTTAAACGATAATCATCATCAGTCTCAGGACTTGATAAGGAAGGAGTACCTGTTTTAGTTCCACCGTCATTCTCTGAAACAATTTTAACCGCCCCAATAAATTCGGGATTGTTTAAGATGTCCACTTCAGGGCTTACCTTTAGTTGGTAGTTTGCATCTACATTTACGATTCCTGCGTTGTTTGTTCCGCCTTGTATTTTGTTTGCCATATTTATTTATTTTATTATGTAATTCATTGTATATCTTCCCCAAGTTTCATTCGGTGCGACTCCGATAATGTCAAAAGAAACCCCGTTAACTATGTTAGTCGCATAACCGCTCACATTGTCCCACTGGTAATCATCAGGGTCGTGGTCAGCCGTTGCTAATCCCGATGGCGAAACTAATATAATACTCCCCGTTAAAGCCTTTGAGTTAGTAACCGTATGTCTAACGAAAGAACTTTCTACCGTTCCAAAGTCTATTGTAACTTGACCTGAGTATCCTGCCCCATTATTTATGGTTGCTAAAGATTTATTCTTCCATAATCCCGTTGAAGTCTCGTAAACTAATAAATCAAAATTAGCCTCAGAACTTAAACTCACATTGTGAAGCTCGTTTAATTCAAACCCGTTTATAATTGAGTAAATTATTCTACCATTTGTCGGACTTGTTCTTGCAACCACTCCAATTCTTACTGCGTGATTTGGGGCAGATGGTTTTACATTTGTGATATAACCTGCATTGGCAGGATCAAGCCAAACGATATCTCCATCCGAAAGGACCAAAGAAGTAAATGGATTAGGGGCGGTGTTTCTTGTATCTAAATTATGTAGTGTCCCAACCGCACAAACTTTGCCGTCAGCATTATTCGCAATGTCAGCCATTACCACACCAAAAGTCCCTGAACTTGTTGCCTCTGAATTTGCCTGAGCCAATTTCGCATTTGGTCGGTTGCCCGTAGACCCATCTAAATAAACTATCTTACCCCTATGCAATGTGGCACCCGTGCTATTCCGAACTATTACATTTATAGTCTCTGCATTGTCTACGATTCCATCGTCATCCGTATCGTAAACACTTTTATACATATCCCCTCCACCGCCACCACCTGGAGCGGTGAACTTAACTGAGTTAGTTGCAGAATTATAAGCAAGGTTGTAACCGTTAACGGGAGTCCCAAAGTCAACCTTAATATTATCAATGTATTGAACATCACTCTCAGCAATTGTAAGTCCACTTGTATTGATTAAGGTTACATTTACAATGCCTGGCAATATGACGTTATCGTCCCCTAAAATTACAATGTTTGCGTTATCACCTCCTAAGTTATTGCCGTTCCCCGTTACTACTATTCCGTTGGTGTTCCCATCGTTTAAGACTGTTCCTCCAGTTCTTAGAATGCCTTTCTTAATTACATTGCGTGTAGTGTTATAGCCTCCGTCTTTCTCGCCTTGCCCGTTACCTCCACTTGATTGTAAGATAGTAGGGACAAACGCATCTTGATAAGCAAACTTTAAAAGTTTGCAAAGTGTTGTAGAGTTTCCGTTCGGGTCATAATCTTGAACCGTTAAAAGTCTATAAGCATTATCCTTAACCCAGTATGTTTTACGGAAGTCTAAATTTGCAATGTCATTAGGTCTAAGTTTAAACCAAGCTTCAACTAACTTACTATCCTTATTCCCTATTTGTTCCCATTGACTCTTATGGAATTGGTTGTATAAATTATTATCAGTTGTGGTAACTCCCGAACTATTTGGAGTTAAGTAATAATAAAAGTCTTGCACGTCAAAAGCTAAATCATAGTTAGGAGAGTTTAAGTCATCGACGTGTCCTGCGTATGGATAAGTAGAGTAGTTAGTCGCTGAAGTATTATTGTAATTCCAATACCTCAACTTCCCTGACTTCATCCCCCCAAAGTATGCGATAATAGGTTTTGGACTTTTCTCTTGCGTTTCCCCATCAAAGATGGTTCTCATTACTACGTTCTTATCGTCATCAGGTTGTAAGGGGATTAAACAAAAGGGTATTTCTACTTTTTTAGTCTCTTTTACAAACTCGTTATCAAATATCAAATCCCTATACCCAAAATTAAAAGATGTCGCTTGTTTAAACTTCTTATTAAGGTCATCCCCGTTCTCGGTGTAGGTAAACACTAACTCCTTGTTTTCTAAAAGTCCCTGAGGCTTTATAGTAAAGTCCTTGCTCGTATCTAACAACTCAGTCCAATCAACTATATCATCAGTGTAATATGTATCTCTCGGTTCAATTACAACTCCAGTTTCATAGATAGGACTCATATACAAATTGAACATCTTAATTATTGCCATTAAGAAATCCGTTTGTTTCATGTTAGGTAGGATATCGTAGATATTAAATGTTTGCCCGTAGTTTATTTGCCCGTCTTGGAATTGTTTAAATGAGTTCCCCGAACTATCAATGATATAATTAGTGACTTGAATATTATCAAAAGTCCCCCCGACCATAAATCCACCCATACAAATACGCACCTCATCACCCGTAAGTAAGGCTGCCGAATCAACTGCAATATTAAAGTTACAAGTTTGCGCACCCGAGCCACTTACTACGGTGCTTTTATATCCTATTATTTTATAATCCGTGCCTCGTTTCCTTATTGCTAAGAATTGTTGAGTCCCTGCCGTTGCATTTACTTTAGTTATGTTTCCCGTAAAGTTTACCTCAAAGTTAGTAAAGGCATTTTCAACCATTGTAAAAGTCCCCGTTGCAGTATCAAATTGGGTTGCAGGGTCTATGGTTTCTATGTTCCATTGTATTTGCTTTGCCCAAATAGCCGATAGGTCATTACTACTACTTGTCGCTACGGGAGTGATTGTTTGGGTTGCATTTCTTGAAGCCGTTACTAATGTTGTATCTACAAGTGTTTGGTTTTGTTGGAACTTAGTAATATCACATTGAATGATTAACTTTTGAAATTGTGCCGTATTAAAAAAACTTGCAACCTCCAAAGGTACTTCAGCCTCTTCAAAGATTGCGTTGATAATATGCCCGACATAAATAAAAGGTTTAAAACTATTGTAGTTATGACTTATTACCGTAGAAGCATCGCCATTGAAACCGAACTTATCTAAACCAACATCGACCATAGGGTAAGTCAGTTTAATTGTCGGGTCAAAGGTTGCAGTCCATGAATTTACTATCTCAGTATCGTTCCACGTTGCAGTTCCTAAACTGGTTAAATCGTTTAACGTTTTATCGGTCAGCCTTGAAAATATATCAATGTTCTTACCGTAGATAGTAATCGAGTAGGTTACTTGGTCATTGTTTAAAACCTTAATCTCGTTTAACTGACAGTAACCGCTTATTTGTTGTAGTGTATCTTGGTAGTAAATACAAGATGCTTTCTTGCTTGGGTTAAAGTCGGGATTGAGTTGGTCGCTATTCCTTATTGAGAACGATACATCGAACAAAGACTTAAAAACAAAATCGTTTAACTTGCTGCCAGGTATATCTACTGACTTGCTAAAGTCTGATTGTCTTTTAGACGGGTCATCTATGTTGTAGACTTCCTTTGTTATGTTGATGTCTATGTCTTCAATGGTGTCAATTGAGTATCCACCTATTACGAGTTCGTTACGCATTATAGTCTTTGTCTTTTAGTGTCTGCACTCAATTCCACTTCCATAGTCACATTAAATAGTTTTTCTTTTATGGTTGACTTAGCTTGGTATTCAGTTGTCAAAATATTGACCGCTACAAACTGACCTCCGATTATCATATAAATTAAAGGCGATTGAACTAACTCCTTAAGCCAAAGACTTGTTTCGCTATTCACATATCCTGAGTTAAGAGTGTATTTTTGTTTAGACGAATTAAAGAAGTTACTTCGTTCGTGTGAGTAAGTATTGAATGTTATCCCTGAACTTGTCCTTGTTCCTTGTAAACGATTATAATTAGAACTTTGTACGGTTATGTTGTCATCAGCTATTTGAGTGAAATTAAAGGCATCCATCCTACCCAAAGAATTAAGCCAAAATAATCTATTGTAATTACCATCACGTGTGCATTCCCGATCAATTTTAAATGTCAGAGTATTCGATACTATTGTCGGTGTGTTGTTTTCAAAACTGATTTCATACTTAGCTACGTTGTCAGCAATCATCGGTTGAGCCGAACCCGAAGCCACAGTCCATGAGTTAAGGTTTGCAGGACCAACCAAGACACTTAAAAAGTGTTCCTTGTCCGTTGTGTCAGCTACAAACGCATTGGCGAATGTTGAACTTTTAAGTAGCGTTCCACTTTCATCGTAGGTCTTTACTCTCATGTGGTCAGTTCCATTAGTCGCATAGTTTAAGAATCCTAACTCGTAACTATCCCCTACTCTAATATCAATGGTCGATGGTTGGTTGGTTAAGAATGTCCCAAAGGTTGTAGGAATGCCTTTATAAACTAAGTCATCAATAGGTGAGTTAATTTGTTTCAGGTAAGTCTGAGCCGAATTAATAGCGTAAATGTAAGTACTCTCTGCACTGGCATAACCACTGACAACCGCTCCGTATTCTTCCCTTATATTAATCTTGAATTTTTTGTAGACATTCACACCCGTTTTAAAACCAACTGAACCTGCAATCAAGTTAGTCATGTCATAACTCAAATAGTTCTCAATGATTCTATGAGCATCTAAGTCAACCGTCCCGTCAGCATAGTAGGCAGGTTTTCTAAGTTCGGTTATTACATTAGCTGAAGCATCTAAGACTTGAATCCTATATCTAAAGTTCGTTTGAGTAGTTTGCGAACTCGAAGCTAAGTATATTATCGGGTCAAACCCACTTACAAAAAGGTCAGGTTGTTGAATGAATGTAACTGCCATTATCTATATTATATTATTTAAGGTTAAAAATACACATACAAAAAAAAGGTAGACATTTCTGCCTACCATTTTAATGAACCATTTATCACAAAAGGTCTTTAACTCCAAGTTATGTCATTACCCCATCCACTACCTTGCAAAGATTTTGTGCAATCTCTTAAGTCTTTATATTGATTGCAATCTACACCTGTACCTTTGCCATTTCTAATTGAATAGAAAATGCCATTCTTGTTTTTCCTTACTTTAATGCATCCAGCATATCCAATCTGAATATGAGTAAATCCATTATCAATTGCAATTTGAACTTTGTTGTGAAAGTCTAAATTTCTTAAATCAGCATAATTTTCCTTTTCTAATTTGCTTAATGCCATTACTTCTTGATGTGTCATTTGCATTGCTTCTGTTGTTGTCATAATATTTTATCTAATTGTATAGTACAAAGATAATGCTATTATCCATACTTGCAACCTTTAAAGTGTAAACTGTAAAGATAATTTATAAATATGTTATAACTTGCTGAAAATCAATTTAGTTATTTTTTAAACTCGGTTATTAATTTGAACTCTACTTCTTTGCCGATAATATCACTCAGCATAGTTGTAAGCTCGTTGTAACTCTCTTGGTTAAATGTGTCGGTATAGAACTTAGTTCCGTCAATACCTTTCTTTTTAATTGAATCCGCCATCGCCTGAGCCATTGTAAATGAGTTTTGTATTACCTCTGCTCCACTTTGATTCTTGCTTGTCCTTACCGGTATTCCTTTCCTTGCAATAAAGTCTTGTAAGCTACTAATCATTTGAGGCGGTGTTGCCATGTTCTTAAATGCAAACCCTTGAGGAAAGTCTTTGTTTGTGTAGGTTTTTGTTGGAACGCCTGAAGCTGATTGATTCTTTAAACCCTTTACTCCCAAATCTATGAACATCCAGTAATCGTTTAACTCAATAGCCATATTAACCACAGTCCCTTTGACCGTTGGATTCTTTAAAACTATACTCTGAGCCAAATTACTTTCAGTCTTCTTATGCTTAAGTCTTTCTCTCAAGAGTCTGCGCATCTCATTTGCGTTTGCGTTGCCCCATTCTAAAAGGACATCGGCACACTTGTCTAATATTTCATCACTTATTTTCATTTTGAATGTAATCTAATTCTATACTTAGTTTACTTTGGGTGTAGAAATGTAAACTAAAAAACATTTATTTCTTTGGTTGATTATCGGCTTTATCTTTTAAATAACATAGATGGTTCAAGAAGTCATAAGCGTTCATTTTAAAATAGAACGGAAACTTTGACCTATCTTCTTTAGCAAATAGTTTGTCAATCGTCGCATACCAAGACCACTTAGAAGCGAACCAATCCGACTCTTGTTCTTCTTCTTCGGTTTCCTTTTCTTTGTTAAAGAGGACTGGATACCCTCCGATAATTTCACTAAAAGAAGTGCAAAAAAAAACCCTATCGGATAAGCCACGTCAACATCTAAATTGTATTGGAATAACTCTGCCCTCCGATTAAACTCGGTCATCTGAACATCCTCATCTTTCTCCTTGTAGCACATAGTCGCTAAGATTAAATGTAAGTTGTCTACAATAGCCTCTTTCTCTTTAGTCAATGATGACATGGAAATAAACTGCTCGGTATTCCAATCGGTTAAGTATTGATTCACAAAGAACTTTTCGCCTTTCACTTCAAACTCAGTTACCCAAGCATCAGGGAATGTACTGATGTCGGGAATGGTTACACTCTCTTGCTCTTTAAGAAAGTCAGTCCATTTCATTCTCTTGTATTCGGATATCGGTTTGCCGGTAAGAACTGACAATACATTGTATGCCGTTCTAATTTCATTGTTGTCGCCTAACTTAATGGCGTTGTAAAGTTCTTGGTATGTTTTAATGTTCATCGTATTCTGTATGTGCCAAGTCCTGGCGATTGTATAATGTGTGTGAAGCCGTATCTCATCGCATCCATTAAGTGGTTGTGTATTTCAATCGGTTCTCCCGTTGGTTTATTGTTCCTATCAGTTGCCCAAACATAAGACCTTAATTCTTTGATAAGGTTTGTTGAGTGTTTAGTTACTAATAAGTTTTGTTGCTGTATTAGTTGTATTCCGTGTAGTATTGAATCCTTGCCTTTTAAAGCCCCCATACACTTAAGACCGTAGCTTTGTAGTTCTGCTATTGACTTGGGTTCTGCTGAGTCACAAATTACCATTGTCGGCTCTGACTTAATAAGGTCAAAAATATTCTTATTGCTCAGTTCCTTTTGGTAGATAAGTTCATGCAGGATAAATGAATCATTGTATTTGTAAATGCCTATACAAGCCGTTGGGTCAACTGAATATCCAAAGTCTAATCCTATACCTAACAACCTTGCATCGTTCGGTATGGTGTCTATTGTCGACCAATTACTAAAGATGGTACCTTGAACGCTTCCGACCTCCCCGAGTCCATAAACACGCCACCAGTTTTCCCAATAGGTTGATGTCTTGGCTTTCTCCTTTGCTGACTCAATATCCTTTACAATCGTTTCACTTAGGCTCTCGTTATCTTGGTATGTAAGAATGATTAACTCTGAGTCATCCTCTTTTAATACTTCCGTATGCGCCCAAAACTCAGCCGTCGGGTTAAAGTCTAACCAAATATGATGTGAGGTTCTTATGGCTAATTGATGGTAAGCTTCAAAGGTTAAGTTGTTCGCCTCGTTTATGTAAAGAATGTTTCTTCTCGCTCCTCTTAACTTCGCTTCTTGATCGGCTGAAAAGAACTCAATGTAACTTCCGTTTGCAAAAGTGTAAGTTAATAAAGTTCTATTCCAATTCGTATCAATGTAACGCCCAGTCCAATCCATTATCTTAAGAAAGTCTTTCATTGCACCTCTCCTTAAATGTGGGATGGTTTCTGAAACTACACTTATCTCAGTCCTTGCGTTCTTGGTTGCATAGTCAATTAAAATAGGAAGTATGCCAAAGGTTTTTCCTGCACTCGTTCCCCCCTGAACTACCCTTTTTCTTTTGGTTAGTTTTAGAAGTTTATTGATTGAGGTAGTCCGTTTGAACACTTTGTTTAACTTTTTTTTGTCTTGGTTTTATAACCCCATTTATTAAGTAGTTTAACTGAGTTTTCGGTTATCTTTGTACTCTTTTTTATATTTTCATCATATCTTAACATTATAAGATTCTCATAGCTACCTATCAAGTGTGGGGGAATATTGTTTTTTTCTCCGTAACTTATAGGGACTATGTGGTCAATATGCAAACCTCTCCAACCTCTTAACTCTATCCCATCAATCAATGGTGAATACATATCAGTATATTGCCATACTAATTTATAATAAGGTCTACCTTTCCTATCTTTGGTTTTTGCCTTATCTTTTTTTATTATCTTTTCTTTATCAAAAACTAAGATATAATCATCTTTGTATCTCATTCGTGGCTTTATGCCAGAATTAATCATATCGACTATTGAATAATTTTTAAACATAAATTAATCTTTTGCAGGTTCGTCAGGGAATAAAGGTTGTTCTTTGATGGTTGTTTCTTGCTTTTCTACCAATCCATTCAGCCTTTGAGTGATTGAAGCGTTGTATTGACCAACCATGCCCCCCTCGATTTGGTCTTGGCGAATCGTCTCACGTATGCACGTGCAGACTTCCAAGTATTCGTTATAAACATTATCTGAATTTGTAAAATACTGATGTATAACTCCCACTAAATCATAGCAATATAATTTAAACCCCTCAAATGTTAAAGGTCTTTCTAAAGGTTCTCTGACCATGTCTCCGTCCCTCCCTACAAATTGTACTTTGTATCTTGGGTTTTCTTTGGTTTGTTTGCTATAAGCTAAGAATAGTTCCCACATCTTTTCGGGTGTTTCTATGTTTCTTGGATGTCCTGCCATATTATTTTTGTCTAATGATATCTAAGTAAAGGTAAAATAGTCTATTGTCGGTTGTGAAGTTACTTGTAAACTGGGGGCGTTTAATCTTTGGTGTTGCCTCTCCTTGCTTACTGTACTTGTCATTGTCGGTTTTTCGTTTTGGTTTCATACTTGTTTTGGGTTAATATAAATATCCATAAATTCTTGTAAGCTTAGCCATGATATCCACTCCATACCTCCCGAATAAAACGAGGTGTATTCCAACCCGTCATAGTCAGTGTATGGGGCAAAGCTATCCATCGTTAAGAAATACCTCTTTACTACATTACAATCAGTTAAGGTGTAAAAGTCTTCGTCTTCTTGCTTGGCCGTTAGTTCAAATACTTCTATCCACATATTAGTATATTTGTTTAGTAAAGTAATCTATTCTTTTATTGTGTACTCGGTAGTGTCCGTTCTCCCTTATCTCTACTCTTGCAAATCCTAAATTATGGCGCATGTTGTGAGGATCATATGAAGGTGCTAAAGTACAAAGGCAACCCGTTGAATAAGTTGTAATCAAAGAACCATCCAATAAACTCTCAGAGTGTTCGGAGGTTTGATGGCAATGTCCTATAAGCATTGAACCTTTTAACTTGTTGAAGATTCCCTTTGATGGGTTCACTGGACTAAACGCTCCCCTTACTAATAAGTGACCGTGAGTGATTGGGAGTTTCCCTGCCATGAAGATAACGTCTTGGTCATGGAACTTGATTCCTTTCTCTCTTAGCTTTAGTCTTGATGACATGGTATAGTAAGCATCATTAAAAAGGATTGGTGCTTTTTTCATCAGCCATCTCTTATACCAATTATCGTGGTTGCCCTCAGTCCAATGTATCGGCACGTTAAACTCTTTAATTAACATATCCAAAAAGTCTTCTGCCATCTGAAACCAATCAGCAACTGCGGTCAACTTCTGAGGTGGTGCATCGTGGTTCGTGAACGGTTCGTTGTCTAATATATCCCCGTTTAATATTATACAGTCAATGTTATTCTCCTTGCCGTAGATTAAAGCATTCCTTAAAGCTTCAACATCATGATTAGGGAAATGTATGTCTGAAAGGATTAAAGCGTTTGTGATGGTCTTATCTAAATGGTAGAACTCTCTTGACTTACCTTCTGACTTTGGTAAGTTGAATTGTGTTTCAACATTCGGCACATGGTCAACTTGTTTATAATGTCTTCTCCCATCGCCTTGCGAACCCGTCAGCTTACGAATCATTGACCTTGCGTTCTCTACTGAATTAAAATGAAGAGGGTGCGTGGCGTGTAAGTATCTTGCTATTGCCGACTTCGACATTTCAGGAAACTTAAGTATTGCATCTTCAGTTAATTTGTTTACT